GCATAGTCGTCGTCTAATGCACCGATGTTTATAGTTTTATATGTAACTTCGCCTGTAATGCCGTCTACAGTTTTGCCACCTTGTTGTGGAAATCCACGTCTATTTGTTGTACCTGTAGTTGCAACACCAAATTCAAAATAATTACTATTTTCTAAAGTAGTAGCTTCACCATTACTAATATAATTGTCAAAGTCTTGATGTCCCCAATTTACTTGTTTTTGATTACTGTTGCCAGCAGCGCATACAAATATAACGCCACTATCAATAAGTTCGTCAAGTGCTGTAGTAAGTGAGTTGGTTTTCATTTCGCTTTTCCAACGGCCAGCATCGCCTGTGAGGCCCATATGACGAATAAATTCAGGTTCTGAACCAGTGCCGCTATATTGAACAGCAGCATCTTCACGGAAATGATAGTAATCGTTAAAAGCACCTTTACTTGCACGATAGCCCCAACTGTTTGAACTTACTGTAGGATCCTGTGTGCCGTATGTAATATTAACAGGTTTGGTTTGATGGAAAATCTTTTGTATATCAAAGCCTCTTTCAATATCACTGCCGTATGTGCCATATAAGTTAAGTGCCCATTTGTTAGCGTTGTATGCCCAGCCCTGTGTTCTACCGTATGTAAGCGCCATACAGGGCGTACAGTGCTGTCCTACAGCACTTTGTGCTGTGTTACTGCCGTTACAGTTAGCTCGCGTGTAAGAGCTTGTAATAGACGATACAGCACCAGCACTAGGATTTGCAACATTAAAAGTACTACTTCTGTTGCTAGTGCTTGTCCACCAACCTCTTGCGAAACTTTCGACTGGTACCGTTGTACCGTCCCATCTTGTTGTGAGTCTGTTTGCTGCATCAGCATCAAAATATTCTGGATCTAGATAATAAGGTGCATCTAACACAAGGTCTAACACATCGCATGTGCCGTTGCCTGGCAGTTTGTTGCCGCCTGTGTATCCAGTAGGTTTAGCACCTGAACAGTTGTTTTGAAATTCAGGATGACCTATCCAGCCAGCGCCGTCGTCTGCTACAATTACGTCAACATCCTTACCGTTACCGTACTGTTGTATATCGTTTTCTACTACAAAATTATCTGTATAACCGTTGTCTACCCAAGGATCTAATTTTTGCATAGGGCGTAACAATTGATACCCAGTACGATTAATGTCTGTTGCACCTGGCACACCCGGTAGGGTATTGCTTACTTCAAATTCCCTATAGACTTTTACAGTATCATTCCATCGATTAAACAACTTTGCTGGAGTTGCTTGAATTTCATCTGGCGGAGCCTTATATGTTTCAGGATAGCTCATATAATCAATATTGAGGAATTTTATTCTTGGATCTGCGCGAAGAGTGTCTGCCTCTTCATCTGTAAGTAAAAAAGTGCCGCGTGTAGGACTGTGTAGTTTTTCGTCATGGCATTGCACACATCTGTCAGGTACTGTTGATAATCCGCTTGTTTCTACTGCTAGTTCGTTGTGTACTTCGTGCCATTGTTCTGCAGTATGTGTACCTAGTTGATAATACTTTTCAGCCATAATCTATCCTTAAATTAAGTTTGCCCAAGAACCGTTTTCGTAACCTTGGAATTTATTGTCTGTTGTATTGTAAATTATATCGCCGTTTTCTGCACTAAGCAAGTTTCTCTCTGTAGTTGTAAAACTTGCCATCTTCAACGGACTCTGTGTTATTTCTACCCTGTCGGTTGCAGTTAAGGAAATACTCGAGTCGCTAACTAGTTCTGGAGTACCTGCTGATGCAGTAACAATATCTCCGTTTACAACTAAGTTGTTTGACACCTCTAAGTCGTTTTCAACAAAAAGATCACTTCTAGCATACACTGACGGAGTAATACTAATTGGACTAGAATCATCTGTATCAATAATACTATTTGAAAGTGTAAAGTTACCAATAGTATCGCCTGCAGCTTGGAATGTAAATACACCAGCGCCGTTTGTAGTTAACACTTGTCCTGCACTACCGTCTGTAATCCCTATATCTGTTAAAGTGCTAGGTGCATTTGTATCAACATAGGTTTTAACAGCTCTTTCAGTAACTAATGCTGTTTCACTATTATCTGTTAAACCAGAATCATTACTAAATTCATCAACTTCAATACCAAGTGCCATTTGTAGTGTTGACAGCAATGCAAATGATGTAGGTTTGTTAGTTAAGTCAGCATAACTTCTACTAAAAAGTAAGTTAGTAGTATCTGTTAAATCGCTAACATCTTCCGGTATTATAGGTCGATTATTTAAGCTATTATATTCTCCATCAAATAATGCATTTTCATTATCTGTTAAATCGTCTATATCTGTTGGTATAGTTGGTCTGCTAGTTAAGCTACTATATACTCCGTCAAACAATGTTGGTAAGTTTGTTAAATCTTGATAACGCCCAGTAAAGGAATCTGTAATTCCGTAACCAGCAAGTGTTGTTGGTTTATCAGTTACATTAGAAAATGCAATACTAGTTGCTACAACATCTCTAAATACAAAATTTCCAGTTCCATCTGTACTTAATACTTGTCCTGCACTACCATCTGTAATTCCTACATCTGTTAATACACTAGGTATTGTTGGACGGCTATTTAAATCATTATAATTTCCTGAATAAGCAACAGTATCTAACGAGTCAGTATAGTTAGCTACACTACTAGAAGCATCAGTTAACAGCTTTCTCCATGCTCCACTATGTGCATAATATAATCCACCTGTTTCATGTACATGCATAACTAGTCCATGATACCTTGTAGGATCAATTCCAACTAAATCATTTAATCCTGATACCATATTAGAATGTAATAGCTTATTAGTTCCAAAGTCTATATCAGTAGTAAGTAGATTATTGCCGTCACCTAATACACTATAAATTTCTGAAAAGTTAGTGTTAAGTTTATCAGCACCGTCACGCAAACTATCGCCGGTGCCGTCGTTTGCATTAGATCCTCTATTAATTATTTGTTTTGCCATGTGTTATGCTCCATCCCAGGTTCTTGTTTCAGAATCAAATGTAAATCCAGTTGCACTAAAGTTATTCTCAACTTCGCTATTTATTATAATATTTGCTGGCGAACCTTCAATTATATTTCTTTTTTCTAATCTATTATCTACGTTTTGTTTTTTAAAACCTATAGCACTAGTACGCTTTCGATTGTAGTTAAGGACTTCGGCTACAATAGCACTTAGTTGCAATTCTTCATATCCTGATAATGTATCAAGTAATTTAAAAATTTTTACATTATCTAATTTAGCTTGTTGTAACAATACAAGTCCTACAGATATTGCACTAGCTTTATCAAATCCTTTTTTCTCAAAAAACCCAACTACTGAATTTAAATCATTATCATTAAAGTTTATTGTCCTAGTAAGATATTTGTCAAAAAATAGTCGTGTATCTTCATCACTTTTCTTTGAAACACTTTTTATTGGTAATCCATTATTCATAATGTTATATCTAATGCCTTTTCTCTGTAAAGTTCTTTAGTTCCTTCGGGTAATGAATCCCAAGATGTATTAATTCCGTTCACACCGCCAGTGCCTCCGGAAGTTAAGTAATCACTCTTATATACACTTTTTGCTGCATCTTCAAGTGCAAGTGGATTATCTTGAAGTAATTGTTTTGTAGTTGAGCCAATTGGATTAGCTGTTGTTGAAGGCCCTATTGTAGTTATACTTGAAGCTTGTGTTGTATCATTACTTCCACCTTGTCCGTTATTCTTAGGTATCACTGTGTTAGCTACTCCACTAACATTTACATTTCCTATATCACCCAATGTGTCGTTTAACAAATTATTTACTTCTTCTCTTACACCGTCTGATGTTAAGTTTTCAAGTCCTCTTATTAACTGGAACGCTGCCAGTCCTGCTTCTAAAGGACTTTTAAATCCTGTGCCTTTAGATATGTAATCGTATAAGTCTGTGCCGGCTCCAAATACTCCGTCTAGACCTAACGTGCCGCCACCTAATAAAGATATAGGTGATGGCTGTTTATCATAATGTTCAGTTGATCCAAATCCTACTGGTCCTGGTTGATCAGGATTGTTATTATCACTCGGGCCTCTTGAATAATGTACAGCTTCGTATGCAACAGTTATTGTGTTTTGCATAGGCGTTGAAGCATCACTATTATCAACTTGATCGTGTTGCCAGTTTGTAATAATAGGATTTACTAGTGTATATGTAGTGTATGTACGTTTAGCTAGTTGACTAATTTGTATGTTTTTAAAAAACGGTACAGTAATATTATTATCTAAACCATATTTAAATTGGTTACGCCCTGAGCCTTTGTATGTGTTATCGCCTGTGCCAGCTTTATTAAAAGCTCCAGGTAAACGTCCATAACCGCCGTCAGCAAAATAATATCTATAATATGCTTCTAATAATGCTGTAGTTACACCATAATTATCATCATGGAATGTAATTGTAATAGGCTCGTATTGTATTCCTGTTTGTACATTTTTCTTTCTGTTATATTTGTTACGTGTTTCAACAACAGATGTATATTTTGGCAACTCTGCATTTTTAACGAGCATGCCTATTTCTAATTTATGATTTTCTAATTCAGGAAGTACAGATGTTGCAACTTTGTCTAATTGAAAATATGTATGATATAAAAATTTGCTCTTAGGAGCAAGTTTTAAATTACCGTCAACATAAAGTCTACTAGCATGTGACCAGTCGGCCATGTTGCCTTTGGGACCTAATATCCCATTTACTAAATTATCTAAAAATCCATTCGAAGTAAGTGCCATACTAATATTTATCAATAAAGATTATGTACGCAGATAATAAAAAAGGGAACATAAAGTCCCCTTTTTAAACTATTGTATAGTAAATTGTATTAAGCGCCGCCGCCTGTAATTAGCGATCCTAGTGTACGTCCAACTGATGTACCAATACCTGTATCTGTAGGTGTTTGGATTGCGTTGTCGTATTGAATCTCTAATGTAACAGTTACTGGTTCGTTGTTACTATATGCTAATGTATTATAGTTAGCGTTAGTAACAAAACATCCGTATAGTTCAAATGTTTCCAGTACGTTTGGTGTATGTACTCCATTACCACCGTCTAAGATTTCAAGTCTTGTTGTAAACTTGTAATCTTGTCCACTTGCTGCACTTGATTGCTCGTAGAAGTCAAATTGTTTCTGCAATTGTTCGCCTACTAGCTTTTGTACAGCATTATTTACGTCTTCACGTAAGTTAAGTGTTATCGGTGACCATGTGTGCTTACCTGCTAAGTATGCTTTTGAATTGTATGCATGTATTTCCATCGGTTCAAAAGCAACCGTTGGACGAGTAATGTCTATTACTTGTTTAGTAAGTTCTGTTGTCGGTGTTGACACACCAAAGTTTTCCAGTGACACTCTAAAGCGATACTGTAGCTTTGGCATCAACAAGCCCTGGTTACTAGCGGAATCTCCACTAGCTAACGGTACTGTAATTTTTGATAGTGTTGAAATTGCCATTTACTTTGCTCCTAAATTGTTATATGTATTTATCATATTAAAGTCCTGCTATCTCGCCAGTGTTTTTCAAACGTAGCGGAATGTAAATAAACTCAATACTCTTAACAGGTTCAATAGCAACATCTACATATAGTTCGTTTCTATCAACTCTTGCTGGAGTATTATTTGTTTCATCACATACAACTAGGAAGTCATATAATGCTCTTTGTCCTACAAGTTCTAGTAGTAAGCTCTCGACCTGACCTTTAATTTCATCACGTGTGATTTTATCATTTGGCTCAAAAATGTAAGGTTTAGCAAGTTGATTTAACTGACTACGTAAATAGATAACCAAGCGTGATACGTTAATTCTATCTAATGCACTTGATCCTCTTGCACGAGTTTTTTGTCCAAAGTTAACAAGACCTGCACCTGTAATAAACGTAATTGGATTAACGCCTTGTGCATATAATGTATCTCTTTGACCTTCGTTTAGTGCTACACTTACAAATTCTCCTTCGCTACTAATGTAACCTGTTGAACTTGCATTTGTAACTCCGCCGCGTCTTGTACCTGCTGGTGCAAACCATGGATAGCTAACTTGATCACTTAGTGCAATAGTTCTTAGCATCATGTGACTTGGTGGAACAACAACGTTATTACCTACATTATCACTTGTGAATCCCCATGGATAAAATAGTCCTAGGTACTCGTCACGTGTAACAAGTCCGTCGTCGTTATCTTCAACAGCTAGTCTAGCGTTAGTTGCCCAATTGTTAAGTGATGTTGCATTTGGTAGTAGTCTTGCTGGACTATCCCCAACTACAAATCCTGTTAATCCTCTATCATAGTTTAATGTAACCATTTCACCAATAAGTTCAGGATATCCAGGTGAACTAATCAAGTTAAAGATACGTGACTCGTCATCTCTAATTTCATCATTGTCATTAATAACTGACTGCATTGCTTGTAAAATAACTTTACGCTGTGCTTTACGTCCAAAGCTACCTGAACCATCAACTTGGTTAGCTGATTCAGTTACCCAACGATTGAATACACCGTTAGCTGCTAAACCGTATGCACTTTGCTCTTCGTTACTCATTCTAGCATTTTGTGCGCCACTGTCTACATAATCAGTGTAATATTTCTTAACATTGAATCCACTTCTACGTGTGTTAAACAACATCATTCCTTTTGGATATAACGCTGGATCTGGACAATCAAAATCAACGTAGTCAGCTGTTAGTAGATCAACTATTGTTGCTTTTGTATTACCATTAGCACCTGATGTTCCCCAACGTGCATCACCAAATAGTATGCCGTTTTCAGTTGTTTGATCTCCGTTGTCGATTAGTACCCACTTATCAGTAAGTTTTCTGTAACGATAAATTACTGGATAGTTTTCTAAATCACTTGTGTCAAGCCATAGATCGCCTTCTTCTAGTTCATCGCTATCACTTTGTTTAGTTGGCTGTGTAGCACTTACAATCGGTCCTTTTGGATCACAGTCTGCATAGTCTGAACTAAAGTTATGATATCCAACCCATTTAGTTCCGTTGTTAATCATAATATCAACTTCGTCAACAATTGAACTGTACCAAAGTGTTCCATCTAATGATGCTTGTGTTACCGCATTTGCACTTGGTGTATATGTTAGTGGTACCCAGTTACTTGCTCTAAATTGTAGCGTACCTGAAGAGTTATCAACTCCTGGCTCGTCCATTAAGAAACGTGTAGTAGTTGAATCTGTACTAACATATGCTGTAAAGCCTAATGCTGTAAAACATGCAAATGCGCCTTGACCGTCTGTTAAACGCATCTCGCCGCCTTTAGCGTGTTTAATAATTACTCTATTTTCGCTATCAACTTCGGCACTTACATATGAAATACCTGCATTTGTAATTGCACTAGCAATAGCTATTGCTGTTTTAGCTCCAGTATCATTTGCTGTAAACGCTATTGTTGTTGGTGCGCTAAATGCAGCATCACCCGGTGCTGTTGCTTCTATTTGGAAGTTGTGAACAGCTTGGTCTACAAAATCTGAATCTACTGTTGCATTAGTTCTTATACTAGTTGAACCAACTGCCATTCTACGCATAATTTTAAATGTGCCTAATGGTTGTACATCTTGTGCAACATTGCTGTCAGCAAATAAATCACCAATTGATAAGTTTTCACCGCCGCCAGTTCTATCAAGTTGTACTAGTGCTTCTTGTGCTGTATCATATATTGGTGTTGCTATATCTGCCCATAGTCTTGTGTTATTGTTCCACTGCTTAACTCTCCAACGTGCGCCTGCATTTGGTGTAGTTGTTTTAATCCAAATACTACCAGTAGGTCTGTTGTAAGTATCAGTTGCTTTAAATTCTGGTACACTTGTATGCGCAGAAATTTGTAGTGCTGGTGGATAATATGTAGCTGCATCAATTCCTAATGCATCAATTGTAGTAGTTCCGCCTTGTTCACTGATAACAACTGGTCCTGCTAAAGATGAGTCAGAGCCACTTACTGTACCATCACTAAAGATAGCTAGTTTTCCGTTAACTACGGCTGCTCTGTATCCTAAAGGAACAGAATTGTTAATACCTGTAGCAACGTCAGTCATATTTGAAGCTGCTGACCAACTAACTGAAGAACCGTTAATTAAAAACGTACCAGCTGCTGGTGCTGCTGATTTAGTACCTTGTACTGTTGGCCATGAATCTCTCCAAGCATCACTACCTACTTGTACCCAATCTCCTGATGTATTTCTATACCAAAATGTATTAAGTGTAGTAACAGCAACTACTGCATAATCGCCAATTTCGCCAATTGATGATAAAGGACGCTTAACTACAACAAAATTGTCGTCTGTTGCATCTTCTGTTTCTGCTGTTTTAGTAATTACTCTTGGAATTTTATTAGTAAATGTTTGACCACCGTTAATTGTTATAGCGGCATTATTCCATTCTTGAATACCAAACAATGAACTTGATGTGTCTAACCAATATGTTCCGTCTACTGGATCTGCTGTTGGTGCTGCAGCTTGTGGTTCTAATGAACCTAAATTAATGTCTGCTCTTACTACCCAGGCTCTGTTACTTACTCCTAAGAAAGAGTATGCAGCTTGTAAACCATATTCGTTAAGTTCACTGCCATGTATTGGGTTATTGTTTGCGTCAATTTGAAAAATTGGATCGCCAAATGTTTCAGCTAGGTCACGTTGCGAAGTCATTAAATATGGCTTACCTGCACTCTGTGCTAGTGTGCCTGGTGCTGTGCCTGAACCTGACGCATTTGTTTTATCCTGTGCCGTTGCACAAAAAATTACTGGTACTGTACCTGGTTCAGCGGGTGTGTAAAAACTTTCGTCTACTACGCTAACCTGTACACCTGGTGATACTAATGCCATTCTGTTTCTCCTATCTGGATTGGGTATTCTATTACATGTATTTACCATATGTAGACGAAAAGGATGCTGTTATACCATAGAAAAAGGGACCAAAAAGGTGAGCTAAATACAATATGAGACCATTATGCACATGTGGACAAAAGCCTGCAGCTATAAATTACAAAAAAGGTAATAAAACGTATTATCGTAAGCTATGTGAAAGTTGTTTGCGTAATGGTAAAGGTAATGGAATACCTAAGTGGAAACAACGAGGCTATGAAAAGAAACGTAATTGTGAAAAGTGTGGATTTAAAAGTAAGCACTCAGAACAGTTTAATGTTTTCCATATAGACGGTAATTTGGAAAACTGCCGTCCTAGTAATCTAAAAACTATATGTGCTAACTGTCAACGGATTCTTCAAGTTGAAGGAGTGCGGTGGAAACAAGGGGATCTAGTCCCTGATTTTTAAATATGGTATTAATAAGAATATCTACATTCTTTTCTAGTCTTTGTAGATTACCATTATTGTCAATAGTATAATCACACATCCATTGTTCAATACTCATCGAACTAGGATCTTCTGTAGGTAAATGATCTGTTCGATCTACCCAAATAGCATAATCAAATATTTCTTCGTTTTGCATTGCAAAAAATTCACGTTTATTGCGTAATCCACAATAGATATTGTTTTCTGAAAATAAGTTGCGTCCTAATTTTGCTAAGTCATCTTTACAGTAATTATGTATCATGTTATACCATTCAGTTCGATGATTATGTCTATCAGCATAACATTCTTCTTCATCAGCATAACTATACTGTTCTTTTAAATCGTTATAGATAAAAAGTTTTGAACAAAATTTAGAACTTGATTGAAACGTATATCCGTATCGTTCAAGCATTTCACAAACAGTATCTTTGCCGTGACGGCCGTGGCCTACAACTAGTAGCTTTGGTAACACACATTACTCCTCTTAGGTTTAATTGTATTATAGCTTAGTTTGTAAGTGTTGTCAACCTTTTTCAGATAATATTTCAGCTTCACGAGCTTTGTATGCGGCTTCAAACCCTATGGCGCCGTATTCCATTCTCTCGTTATTACCCCAAAGTCTTTTAAAATATGAGTCGTAGATTTGTTCAACTGATTCATCACTCCAGGATCTGTCAATTAGTTTACCTTTGATCAACCAGTTTAGTCGGTTAGCTTCTTTACGTACAAATGGACTACACATTATGGAACCTCCTTGTTACTTTGTATTTACAAGGAACCAAAAACGTTAGCGTTAACTCAGGATGTTTTTAACCTATTGTGAATCCGTAGCCAGTGCCACCTGCAACAGCAAGTCCTACATCATTTTCTAGTTTTTCAATTTCCTGCATTGCTTCATTTTTAAGAGCGTCACCATTAAGAGTTGATCCTCCTTGTGGTCCTGCAATAGTAGCAAATTTTGAACGTGCTTCGCCTAGCATATACTTACATGTAGCAAGAGTATAATCTTTAATCCATTGTTGTGCTAAGTAATCACTTAGTAATTCTTCATCTGGACGATAGTTGTATGCATATAGCATTAATGTTTCTTCTGTTCTAGGTCTTTGCAATAGTGTTAATTGTTTTGTAGTATTATTCCATTTAAATTCAATAAAGCTACCAAACATTCTTCCTACAAGTTCTTGATACTGACTGAACATATCATACGTTGCAAGTCCACCTATATTACTACTTGATAATAGATAGGTATTAGTGTACGCTAAGTTAAACGGTTCAAAGTTTGTTCCACCATCGCCACCGCCAGACCTACTACCAATACTTCTTCTAAATATTTGTCTAACTTCCATTACTTCATTTGGCAATGTATATGTATTTTGATCTTCAACTGTGGGCATAAACAAATATGACTCTTCAACAGCGTTATCACTACGTTGTCTAAATTTAGATAGTGATTTGCTTAATGCTGTTTGGTAATGTATAGGATCAAGTTCGACATCGATCATACCTCCGCCAAGCATTGCACTAACGTAATCAAAAATACTTTGTTTTTTAGTTGCTAAGTCTGCCATAATGTTATATTCTCCGTACTTGTATTTATCGATAAATATAGTTATGCCGAGATTAAGTTTATACAAACCAACTAAAAGCAAAGATTATAAATTTTTAGATAATCAGATATCTGAGATGTTTACCATAGGTGGTACCGATTTACATATACACAAGTATATAGGTACTGACGATGGCAAGACTGTAAAAGATCATACTCAAATACAAGATATGATGTTTTTAGAAAACAGAGATAGAAAGTATGATGAAGACATCTATACTATTAGAGGTATCTATAATGTACAAGATATCGATTTTGATCTAAGCCAGTTTGGTCTGTTCTTAAGTAACGATACAATATTTTTATCTATACATATTAACAGCTCAGTAAAAACTCTTGGTAGAAAAATAATGAGTGGCGATGTTATTGAATTTCCGCACTTAAAAGATGAATATGCTGAAAATGATTTTAATGTAGCTCTTAAAAGATACTATGTTGTAGAAGATGTTAATCGTTCAGCATAAGGATTTAGCCAAACTTGGTATCCACATTTATATCGTGTAAAATTAAAACAAATTTATGACGGTCAAGAATACAAAGATATACTTGATCTTCCTGCAGAGGAAGGTAGTGACAACACGTTACGTGATTTACTTTCAACCTATGAAAAGGAAATGCAAATTAATAATGCTGTTGTAGCAGAAGCAACTGAAGAAGTTCAACAAAGCGGGTATGATACTACTAGTTACTTTACTTTAAATACAAGTGAAAGTGGTGAAACTGAATTAAGTAGTACTAAGGATGCCGATGGTTTAAGTGAGATGAAGCCACCGGATCGTCCTGGATATGACGGATACTTAGTTGGCACAGCATTACCACCTAACGGTGAAACAGTATTTGGACATGGTATAAGTTTTCCAAGTAATGCAGAAAATGATGATTATTTTTTGAGAACTGATTTTATGCCTAATAGACTATTTAAATATGTAAACGGCCGTTGGAATAAAGTACAAGATGTACAACGTGCAGACCTATACGGTAGTAATACTACTAATAACCAGAAAGGTTCGTTTATTAATAATGACGATGCAACTACTACTGTAGCTGGAGAAACATTCAAAGAGAAGCAAGGACTTTCACAGGCTCTTAAGCCGAAGGCAGATAACTAATGCAACATTTTTATGATAAACAGATAAGAAGATATCTTACACAAATGGTTCGCATGTTTAGTGGGTTTACATATTCCGATGGACCTGGTACATTACGTAAGGTACCTATTAGTTACGGTGACTTAACTAGACAAGTTGCTAATATTATACGTGATAATTCAGAAAACAAACTTCCAAGTGCTCCTCGTATGAGTGTATATGTTACTGGATTAGAAATGGATACTTCTAGACTAAGTGATAGTAGCTATGTAAGTAAATTAAATATTAGAGAACGTGCTGTAGATGCCGACGGTGTTGAATACTTAAAAACTGAAGGTAAAAACTATACTGTAGAACGTTTAATGCCTACTCCATATAATCTTACTGTTAATGTAGATATTTGGTCAAGTAATACTGATCAAAAATTACAAATTATGGAACAAATATTAATGCTGTTTAATCCAAGTTTAGAAATACAAACTACAGATAACTATATTGACTGGACTAGTCTTAGTGTAGTTAATTTAGAAAACGTAACTTGGAGTTCTAGATCTATACCATCCGGAGTTGAAAGTGAAATTGATATTGCATCATTAACTTTCAAAAGCCCAATCTTTATTAGTCCTCCTGCTAAAGTTAAAAAATTAGGAGTCATCCAAAATATTATTACAGCTATATTTAATGATACTGGATTAGAAATTAATATAGATGATAGTGCTTATGCTCAAAGTTTAGTTAAAGATTCGCCAGTAAATGCTGAGGAAGATGCTATACCTAATAAAATTACAGGTAAGCGTGAAGCATTAACTAGCGAAACAACTTTAGTTACTACTAGTCATAATAATTACGATCTTATTTTTATGAACGACGGCAATGGCGGTTACAATGCACAGTTACTTGGCATGGGACAAACAGGTGCCGAAACCTGGACTGGTTATATACGATCGATGCCACAGCTATTCCAACCTGATATTACTGAGTTACGACTACAACGATCAAATGGTTATGAAATAGTTGGTACAGTGTCAATTAATCCTCTTGATGAAACAATACTAAGTGTAAATATAGATGCAGACACATTACCTGATGACACTGTTATTAATGGTAGTACTGGTATTGATGCTATCATAGATCCTGTAAAAGGAAATCCTCAATTATTACCTAATACAAATCCTAGAATATTATTACTAGGAAATGTTGGTCATGTACATCGAGGTAAATTTACTACAGACAATAAAATTTTACAATATGATACTGGCTATTCTTTTGCTGATGTAGAAAGTGCAAAGGTGTTTGTTAATGGTATATCTGTAAATGCTACACACTTTACTGTTGATTCTACAGCTGATACTTATCAAATACGATTTAATGATTTTTTAAATATAACCGATGTAGTTGAATATGAACTATATTTAGATGAAGACGGTC